GATAGTATAGGGCATCACACGTTCTTCTTGCTAACATCGCCTGCATTATATGCATCCATGATCTTTTCAGACACATTCTTTTCACCGGGCTGCAACTGCTGGATCCAAACGTTTGGCTGATCATCGTACATATGAAAGGTTCCGCCGGGCAATGTGATTTCTTTATAGTTCATATTAGCGGCTTTCAAGGATGAAATCGCGGACACGTTCGCGGTCAACTGAATCGTAGCAGATATCTTCGTAAGTGCGTTCCAGCTTGCGAGTAGCATCAATTACTTCTGCACGAGTAGCAGCAACGTCCTTATAGATTCCACTGTCGGCATTGTAGAAGTCAAGAACATAGTTGATAAAATCTTCGCGGTCCATATTACTTACCAATCCTTCTTAGGGTGCTTGTCTTTGCGCTTGTAGCGAAGTTTGGATTCAACCTTCTTAGGACGAAAGGGAGTGTCCCCATAAAGCACATGATGCGCTCTTGACTTGGGCTTTGACATCTGAAACTGAATCACTTCTTTCTTCATCATGTTTTCACTCTACTATAAAACGAATGCAATGTCAAGCCTCAATAGCCAAAAAAAGTGCCTGAACTAGCCAGGCACCCTTTCATTGAAGATTACTTTTTCGTTGAGTTATTTACGAAATCATACATCTTCTGTGCGGTTTCTAGGACCTTTTCAAGTCCAGGAAACTCTGGCGCAGCTACAGTGGTTACAAGTTGTCCAGTTTCTAGCTTATGTGCGGTGAGTTCCCAACCCATAAACTTGGCCTTGTATTCCTCAAGGCATAGCTTTTCAGCAAGGCCTAAAATGTCAGAACGAATCTCGTATCCGTTCTTATTGAACTTAATTTCGGGAAGACCCGGAACCTTATTCTCACTCATATTACTTCCTCAGTTTTTATTAGTAATGGAAACGAATTCCCATTCATCATTTGTATAGGGCCACATTATAGTGTTAAAAGCATGTAAAATAGCATAGCGCAGGTTGAAACAACTGCTGCCGCTCCGACACGACTGACTCTAGTGATAGCTGGAGTAGCTGGGTCAAAGACGGTTCCTGCAAACTTACTCATATTAATTTCCTTTCCTCTGTGTGTAAAATGACTTTGCAGTTTCCTGCATAGTCTTTAGTGTTTCAGTGTAAAATGCCTTATCTGTAATGACATTGTACACGTTGGTACCAGCTTCTAGGCTAGCATCAACTGCTTTTCTAGTATACTCGGTTTGAGTATCCACGAAATCGTTAAGAGATTTAGCAAGAACCTCGTGCTTAACGAGTGCATCAATTGCAATCTTCTTAGTTGACTGGATAGCGTCAATGGTAGTGTCCATAAAAGTCTTGATCATATCAGCTATCCTTACTTGCAGCGACCGAGAATTTCACGGTTCTCAAAATATTCTAACTTACTAAGACCACCACTATGATCTTCGTCAGCAATCTTGAAATACTTTAGATCGGTTCTGCAACCAGCGGCGACCAATTCGCCGTATGAAAGTTCACCACTGTGGTCGGTGTCAAGCTGTGCAAACATCTTGTCTTTCCAAGAAAGTGCGTAAGCTGGGTTTGAAATAGCGATAGCCGCTAAAAGGCTTAGTGCGATAGTCTTCATAATTTTCTCCTGTGTGTAAGTGTAGTCAAAAGACTACGAACTATATTTATGCTGCAACTGCGAACAAAAACTATAGTTATTTAATAGATTCTAGGTAGCTTTCAAAGTCCCCATATAAGGTCATCATCATTGCTATTCTGTGATCATATACTCTAATATACGGTTGTTTCTTGCCTTTGTCAACTAATTTAATGCCGACATAGTAAGGGCATTTTACCTTTTTGTCAAGATTTAAAGTATACTTGGCCCAGCTAACTTGGTTGTTAGCATTCTTGGGAGGATTGAAATCAAAGTCGTAATGAGCAATGTTTGCTTTACTAAAAGCAGTCATGCCTGCATCAGTGAGTCGTAAACCAGAGCCGCTACGACCAGTAATAAACCAATCGGATATTATCTTATCGGCAGGCATATCTTTCCAAGGAAAATCAGGATCCTCCTTAGTCTCGGCAAGAATCAGTTGAATGATTTCAGTTTTGGTCTTGGGATAGATCATCGGGGTACACTGTTCTCCCGGTGTTCATAAACACAACTGTAAACTTATCAGTCTTGAACTGTGCATTCAACTTACGGCAAAGGTTACGAGCATGACCAGGATTACTGAAACTGGTCTTCTTGTACTTGGGTGCAATGTCGTTTGTTAGATGATGCGATGACTTAAGGTTAATAGGCTGATCATCATAGAACACGGCCCAGATACCTGCGGCTTCCACAATTTGATCACACTTATATGTCTTCTTGTCAACATACTCTAAGAGAATGTTGGGTTGCGTTCTGCTCATTTAAATGTACCGCCTTTAATCTCGACCTGAATGACTTCCTTAGTGCCATCAGTATCTTTCTGCTTCTGTAGTTCATACAAGTCAGATAAAAGTCTGGTAATGTCATCACGCAAGCCTCTGGCGTCACTGATGGGTAATACGACATCCTTGTTTTGTTTGGAGTCCATTACTGCCATCTTGTCCAGAAATCTGTTAATATGCATAGTCATTACACTGTATTTATCTTAGCATTTGCCTCCGATTCAGTTTTATAAGGTCCCGAGTAGGGATACCGCTGAATGAAGATATATTTGGGACAGAATACTACGCCCGGAGTACCATTTTGATCAAGTACAAACCAGCCAGCAGCATGTAGACACTTGGACTTATTGCTGGTAGTAAACAGATGAAGTCCACGCTGAACATCAAAGACCGAGTTATAGATGCGCTTGGGAGTGGGATACTCTGAATAGGGCAATTTCACTGGTGTCTTGTCAGTCTTGAGTGGTTCAAACTTGATCTTGGTCTTTTTCTTTAGTTCTTCTGTATTGTTGAACTGCAGGAAGGTGCCGTTAATCTGCACCCCATATCCCGCATTGTTAGCTTCAATGTTACCAACCTTTTTATCACCATCAGTGACGATCCAAAATTGGTTCTTAACGATTGGCTTTGCGACTAATTCAGTCATTGTAATCCTTTGTCAGTGCCTTAAACAGGTCTTTCTTGTGCTTTGGCAACCAGTATTTTCCAGTAGGTCCGCAGTCACCGTGCTTACGCTCAGTTTCGCAGTAGTTCATTTCGGCTTTGATATGTTCAGGACCAATTACCGGGTCAATTACGTCACGCGCCGGCTTGACGTTCTTAGTACATTTGTACATAAAACTTTCAGTACCTACCAAACCACCTAGCGTAAAGATACGATTCGCTACGTTCATCTTGCTAAACTTGCAATCTTTACAGAGTAGAACAGGATCAATCGGCATTGAGAATTCCCTTATATGGATTGTTGAGCCACTTTGCGTATGCTTCACCCTGATCAGAGATACGAGTGAGTTCATACTTACCACAAAACTTCATGAAATGCAGACCTACGCTAGGAGTAGCAGTAGTGCGTACATCTTGCTTAATGATACTATCAACTGCTTCCTTGATATGATCGGGCTGTGCAGTAAGATCAATCAATGTACGGTTGCGTTCATAGTCATCACGAACACGATGTTCCTCACCGTCATGATCAGTCCAACGCTGTAGCATCATGTTGTTCCACTTGAAGCCCTGCTTCTCACGGTCTTCAAACGCCTCACGAATGCCTACAGTATTCTTAGAACCCTTTTCACGAACACCGGGATAAGCACTGAAAATATTGTCAGTAGCATCACCGCGAATGATCTTCTTGAACAACAGATATTGGGGGTCCTCAAGAAGTTTGTGTTCGCCAGTCTTCTTGTCCTTGACAGGCTTACCACGATCATTGTAGTAACCATCCAGCTTTATAAGTTGACCAGCAACACCATTATACTGATGAACATTCTCTGCAATCAACTGCACAAAGTCAGTATCGCTTGAAATGATATAGTGTTCATCGTCAGGATGCAGTGCAATGAAACGAGCAATGAGGTCATCTGCTTCTGCATTGGGATGACGCAACACAGAACAGTTAGTCTTTTCACGCAGATAGGTAGTGAAGACTTCGTAAGTCTCCCAGAACATCTTGTTTTCTTCTACTTCTGCCTCTGTCATAGAAGCATCGTCAACCTTGCGATGAGCCTTATAGCGAGGATAAACTTCCTTACGCCAAGAGCGACCCTCAAGCATAAAGACTACATGATCAATGCCGAACATACGCACGGTCTGATTGACGGATGACAACGTAAGGTGAATAGCCATGCCAATCTTCTCCCACGTATCAGCATTGCGACTAGCAACGTGCCGAGCGCGGAAGAAAGTGTTAGCAGTGTCAATCAGTGCGTATTTCATGTGGTACTTTCTCTGTTAATATACATACACTTTACACGATATATTAGCAGTTGTCAAGCCTTAAGTTCCAAAAAAGTGTCTAGGTTGGTTTCGATGGCATCAATGCCTACGGTTGAATGCCAAGCCGGACTAAATGGCAGATAGTCAGCCTTAAGTTTCATAACGTTGATACGAAGGTCACTGATGATTTGGTCAATCATGCCGAGCAGTGAGTTGGTGTCAATGTCACTATAAGGGCTAATCCACTCTACATCTTCTCCATGTATTTGGTGACAGTCATCAGACAGCTTCCTCTTAAGGATCTTTTCAACTTCTTCCACTTCATAGTTAGGGCTGTAGTAAACCATGCAAAATTCTTGTTCACCACCGGAAGTGTTGCTATATTTTCTAGCCCGACCTACGGGGTCATTGGTTACCCCGTAGCCCAGACGCTGCTTAAACTGCTCTCCTACTTTAAAATAATGATTAGTCAAGATGACATAAAAGAACTTTTTCTTACGACTTGCCATACTTAGTCATTTCTTCTACTAGGAGAGTCCTATCCTTATCAACAAACGCAAGAAGATCGCCAATCCGAGACTCTCGCATATTGTTAACGTACATCGGCAATTCATGCTTACCTCCGAAGTGCTTATACAACTTCATGAGATACACGCAGGTACCGTTATCGTCAAGTTTAACCTTATCAATAGGAAGTCCAGTCTTTGCAGCATTAAATCGCGCCTGAGTTCCAGCACTATCAGCCTTGAAACCGCTTGGAGTAGTGAAGAACTTCCAAATGATTGCCATGCAAGGATTCAGAAATCCCTCATCAAACTCCTTACTGTAAACATCATACTTCAATTCAACGAAGTAATCATAGATGAATCCATACAAGTCAACCTCAGAGGTATCAAGCTGGTGGTTAGGCCAGTAACGCTTATGAGTATTGAGAACAAACTTCCAGCGATCAGGCCTGTCGTAATGCTGCATCATTTCTGCAACACACGTAATAGCCCAGTTGAATTTCTTGGCCTTCTTATCATCGCGGCTAATAGGTTCAAAACCCTGTGCTTCGTTGATGGTTTGAATATCGGCAGCCTTTTTAGCATCCTTATTCGTGCGGTCACCGTCAACGCGATATGCGAGAACATTCATCTTGTGCTTGATATAGGGTTCGATGGGCTTGATACGACCATTGTAGATGTTAAAGCTCTTTCGGGCCTTCGAACGAGATTCATCAAGGAAGTAAAAAACAGGAACTTCAAGTTCCATAGGATCGCCTTCATAACCATCCCAAAGATTATGATATGCAAGTGCGGTCTCTAATACGATAGTGTGCTGAGCGTTAATGCTAATGTACTTTTTCTTCTTAGGGTCATACATACAATAAATCGGACTCATGAATTCTTCTTCAAATTCATTAGGGTTGGCAATAGTAGCTACCCAATCCGGGTCCATATCACGCTGGATATCATCATCAATGACGATATCTTTTACCTTTACCATAACTAGCTTTCCGCGCTTTTTGCGGTTTGGCTTCTTCCGCCGCCCGGCTTCAATGTCAGCTTTCCACTTAGCAATAGTGTTGTGCCATTTTGTGTTCTTGGGATCAAACAACTGTTCGAGCCGGTCGGCGACCGTACAGCTTTTGTATTCACCCTTTTTGCGCTTAAGAAGATGGATCGCCTTTTCTCCAGTAGGCGTCACAAATTCAAAATTATAAGGAAAGTTAGTATTCTTAGACATAATAGTATCCTTCAACCGTTAATATATACATATAATACACAATAACGCATCAGTTGTCAAGAAGAAAATTGCCGATTTGCTGCACTGTCGAACCGATCCTTCAGCATTTGAAAATGCAATTTAGATAGGCTGTTGGTATCTTTGGCCAACGTCTCGTTGAAATACCAAACCTTTAAGCTGTCACTATTATAATCTTTCCAGGTAAAGTCAGATTGAATCCTACGACCTACAACAGCAGAATCCACTTTACGTTGCAGTACAGGCTTCACTAATTCATAGGGAAATTCTACGACATACAAAAACTTACCCTTAAAGAAGGCAGCACAGATAATGTCACTACCATCCTTTTTGTTCAATAGTTCGGTGCTCATATCATTGAATTTGCCACTCGAACTGACTTTTTGATTTTCAAAAACTAGTTTAGGCTTAACTTCTTTTTGCTTTCCTGTTACAGGGCAATAACCATCCATTCCATGCTTGTTAGGATAAGAAACATAATTTAGCATACGCAAAATCATTGCTTCTCTGAGCGTAGACGAATTGATATCTTCTAGGTAGGCTAGTAACAAGTTGCGATAGTTTGGATCCAACGCTGTCAAAACATTGTCATTACCCAAGGCATATTGGATAGCAAGGTCTATGTTTTCATTTGACAGTACGTTCTTCATCTTAGCTTACTTCGGTAAATCCATTACCCAGATCACGCTGCTGAATGATGCGGACATCATCACGCTTTTCAGGGTCAGCCTGTTCTTGCTCATACACTTCAAGTGCAATATTGCGACAGACAGTTTGGAACCAACGATCTACAATCTGTGCATCAGTATCATCAGGACGAATCTTATAGCCCTGCTTGACAAGATTGACAACAAACTTGTCATTCCAATCAAGCTCAAAGCTGCCGTTATTGATATCGTTAGGATCCAAATCTACCTGCAAGATAGCAATATAGGGTTCACCAGCAGCAGTTGCCTTCTCCTTAGGAGTAAGCTCTTTCTTCTTGGGTGCTGCCTTCTTTACTTCTGGTTCGGGCGCTGGAGGAGGGGGTGGACTGAACCACTTCTTAATACTTTCAAACATAATTAACCTTTCTTAATATATGTATCATATAGCATGAAGCTGGCAAGATTCTTAGCCTTACTCTCGCACATGATATCGGCCCAATCGTTGTGGGTCATTGCCCAGTCATTGACAGCAGTATTCCAGTAGTAATCACTATGTGCGCGAAGATGCTGCTTCTTATGACCGCTTTCTAGTAGAGTATCAATATGGGGTCGAGTGTTCTTACAGTGATTAGTAAGAATGTCCTCACGAGAAACACTGTAATGAATAGTAGGACGAACACCCCGCCAGCTATCAATGAAACGCTTGATACGATCATCATTGGGTTCAATGTATTCACCAGTCTTTACCCAGTGATGATGAATGTCCAAGACCAATGGGCAAGTATCAACAAGCTCAAGACTTGCATCAATGCCCCATGTCATTTCGTCATTCTCAATAGTAATACTATTACGTGCCTCGGGACTAAGACGAGACATTACACGCTTGATACCATCAGGACCTTGACGACCTGAGATATGAACGTTGATCTTGATATCCTGAAAGTTACTACCATAGCCCATCCAACGAGCCATGTCAACGTGATACTCAAATTCCTCAATGCTCTTGTTGACTACTTCCTCACGATCACTAGCGAGAACCACGAACTGATCGGGATGAAAGCTGATACGAACATTGTTGTCACGAGCGGTCTTGCCGATAGGAGCAAACCAACGAGCAAGACTATCCTGAACATCCTGACGAGTCCAGAAGTCCTTGTATTCGTCCATAGTATAGAACGATAGCATATCGCTGGTAAGACGAAGCATACGCAACTCGGGAGGTAGTGTTGCTACCTTCTTGACGAGGGCATGAGTGTTGAGAACATTGCGTTTAGCAACCTCAATCAACTTGTCCTCGACCTTACTGCGAGTATTACGCTTTGCCCATGCATAGGTTGTACCACCAGTATTGAGTCCTTCAGTACTGACGATTTCGCCCTTGTGATTGATTTCTGCCCACTTACAGGCAAAGCCGATGCGTTTGATAGTGTTTGTCATAGTATCCACTCTATCATTATCTTGAGTCATTGTCAAGCACTTTCTCAAAAGTCAAACAATCCCATTCCAGTTACTTCTTCTACGGGTTCAAATGTAGGATCCTTAGTCAGCCAAGTTTCCTTGTCAGTGTAGATGATTCTAAACTTATGTTTATTAGACAACACAGACCTAACATCGTCAATACA